GCTGCACCAACTGAACCAGTAGTCCAAGACTTCATCTTTCTGTCATCAGCTTCAGAAGCTCTATATCTGACGTGAAGGAATGGTCTTTTGATGTTCTTACCTAATGTTTGATCGTAAACAGTTGATGTTCCAGCAGGTACTACTACACCTCTAATGTTAGCAAATGCACCACCTGTTGTAACGTCATTTAAGTATTTCCAGTCAGTTTTGTAGAAGTCATAAGAACCTCTTCTGAAACCAGAGAAACCTAAATTAAGTGCCATATCTTCGCTGTTTGAGAAAACACCGTAAGATGTACCACCTGTACCATAAGAATTTTGAGCTGCAAGCATGTCGTCAATGTTTAATGCAACATCTCTGTTTACAAATAACATGTTTTCTTCAATTGCTCCTTGCGTATCTAATTTCTTAAGAATTTCATCGAAGTCAGCTAAATCTTCAGTTGCTGAGTTTCCATCAACACCTGCAGTTACGTGACCTCTATCTTCGATTGCTGCGAATAAACCTTCAGTACCACCTATTCCAGTAACACCAGCTGCACCAGAACCTGACGCTGCTAATTCACCTTCTACCATAGACATTTCTAAGTAATCCTCGAATCTAGTTCTTGTATCACCTTCTGCCTTTAGGTACCATAAGTAACCTGACTGTCCGTTTTCACCTGTAATTTCAACCCAACCTACTTGAGAAGCATCAGATCCTGAAATCTCGTACTTATCTTTTAAGATGATTGGTTTGTTTGTAAACGACTTGAAAGATGGAGTTACTGCACCAGTCATACCATTCGTAGCTTTTGCAAATTCAGAACCGATAACAAAAATTGTTACTACTTCAGAGTTTGTAAATGCTGGAGCTGTACTAAATAATGCTTTATCGTATCTCTTAAGCGTTAAAGTAGTATTGTTTGTTGCGACTGCTGATACATATGCATTAGCAACGATACCAGAAGTACCACCTTTTAATTTTACTGTTTGACCTACTCTTATTGCGTGAGTACCTGAAGCTGCAATAGTTACAACACCTGATGTTGTGTTTAATGCACCTGTGTACGTTAAGTGTAGTCTACCTTGCTCAGACCAAATGATTTGATCAGAAGTCATAGGCATTTCTGCACCTACCATTCTTAAGAAGCTAGCGATAGATCTGTCTCCATATCTTTCAACTTCTGCTTCGTATAAATCTGGTAAATACTGCTGTGACCAATCGTTAGCACCACCTGTAAATGATAGGTAGTTTGTTGCTAGCGTTTGTTTAACTGGAGCTGGTACCGCGTTTAGATTGGTACCACCCGTTGGAGTTATTACTGCCATTTTTATTTATTTTTTTAAAGTTATTTTCTAAGTTTAATTTTTAGCTTTGAACTATCATCCCCAGAAATTGCCCTTATTTTTACTCCTCCGGTTTCAACTGTGCCAGTTTTACGTGGATCCATATTTATATTTTTGGACTCAGCGTTTAACTGTTTTATAGCATCAGCCTTACCTTGCTCGTAAAAATGATTTGCAACTGCATCTGCATTGTCTGCAACGAAGAGTGCTTTATGATAACCTTTAGCATCTTGTAACATATTATCTTTACTGATATACTTATCTAGTACGTTTAATATATTTGCTTGCTTATCTAAAACTTTTTGTTTATCATTAACATTGTATCTATACTTTTTGTCTCCTACTTCAAATTCAAAACCTTTGAAATTGTCATTGAAAACTTTTTTAGATTCATTATTAAAATGATTAACTTGCTCATCTTGTAGCTTTGCTTGTTCTGATTGTTCAGCGTTGTAAGTATTGAAAAACTCAATTGCTTTTTGTTGATCATCGGTTAACTTAGAACCCAACTTGACTTCTTCGTAATATTTGTCCTTTAACCCTTCTAAATAGCTTTTGGCTTTTGCAATTTCTTCTTTATAAGCGAGTTTTTTACGCTTAATATCTCTTTGTTCATCAACTTCTTCATCAAATGAAAAATTATCATCAATTAAAAAATCAATTTCATCTTTTGATAAATGTGATTTAGTTTGATTATAGTATTGATACAACAAAGTAGATTCATCGATGTTAGAATAATCTTGATTAATTTTTACATAATCTTCTAACGTTCCACCAGTCTCATTAATAAAGTCTACAACTTTTTGAATGTTTTCTGGTAATTCTATTCCTGTGTCTTGTGAAGTTTGTACCGCTTCTTCTACTTGATCTTGCAGCTCTTGCGCTTCTTCTTTTGGTTCTTCCTTAGTTTCTTCGTCAATTACTTCCTCTAAAGTTAATTGAGTTTCTTCTTGCTGTACTTTTTGCAATTCCACTTCGGTTTCTTCCCCTGTTTTTTCATCCGTGCCGCTTCCGCGTAACACGCTTTCATCTGTGCTTTGTTCTTGAACGGCATCTGTTTCTGTTTTTGGTGGTTTACTTAAATCCACTTTATACATACCATCTTCGGTTTTACCCGTGTCTTGGCCCGCTGCTTCAAGTACTTTTTCTTCCTTTTCAGCAGCAGTTGGTGTTTCGTCAACTACGACGTCTTTATTTTCTTCCATGATAAAATATTATAAAAATGTGTTTGCAGTTTTTATTTAGGCTCAAACTGCTCTAAGCCAAACCCTCCTAAAGTATCAAATCCTGCTGATTCAAACTTTTTAGGTGGTGTATTATTTTTTCTTTGCTGTATAAGTTCAGATTGTTGTGATGCTTGAATTTTTGTTCTTTCATCTTTTCTATCTTCTTTATACTTCTCTTTATCTTTAATTACATTTAAATCAGCGTCTTTAAGCTGCATGTTCATTTCAAATTCTCTTTGCATCAACATCATCTTAATTTCTGCTTCTTTTTCTAATTTTTGCGCATCTAATTGTGCTTCAATTTGCGCTAATTGAGCTTTGCTTTCAGTTATTGCTTGTTGTTTTTGAATATCCGCTTGAGCAGCAGCTTGAGCAGCCTGAGCATTAGATTGCGTTTGCATTTGAATGTTCTCCTGCTGTATAGCCCTATCCTGTTCAAACTTTTGTTTTCTTCTCAATTTTAATAATTGATTAGCAAGCTTTAAGTTTCTTATTTCTCTAATATCAATTGCATCCTCTAAATTAATTTGTTCTTTTTGAAGAGACACTTGTATATTATTTTCAAGTAATTGTTTTTCTTCTTCATCAGGTGATAATTCTAAGAAAACACCAAAGTCATGAAGTTGTAAATGTTTTATTTCCTCTAAAGTACCTACGTTAGATTTACCTATAGCTTGTATAAACGATTCTTTAGTAGGGCTAAATTCTAGTACATCAGATATTCTTAGTGATATAGCTTCAGCTGTTTTAAGCGTTAAATATAATCCACCTTGCAGTATATGCCTTGTTGCTGTATTTGAATTTGCAGCAGCAATTTTTTGTAATCCTACTAATGCGTTTTTATCTGGTGTTGAACCATCTCTTGCTTCGTTTAATCCGGTCACATCTCTTATCATTTGTAAATAATAATTATATGAATTAATTAAACTTGATATTTTAGCATTAGATCCCGATGATTGTAATTCTTGCACCGGAACTTTACCATTGTTAAATTCACCATCTTGTGTCATTGACCTACCAATAACAGAACCAGTTTGGAAATACATATTTAATGCTTCCTGAGCATTGTAATTTGTTCCATTACCTAAATCTATTTCCGCAATACCATCTGCATCTAAGTAAACACCATCCGGAACCATTCTTGATAATACTTGTTGTAGTTTTAAATGCGTTAATTGAATCATATCCGCAAACGTTGTCATTCTGCTTACAAGAGATTCAACTCTACCTTTATATATTCTTGGCGCTACAATATTATAACTAAACTGAGCTTTAACTGTATTTGACTTTGGTCTCGTCATGTTTTCAGCTAATTGCCATTTTAATAATTTATTAGTACCTATTATTTTAGCACCTTCATAAATTACTTCTATTGTTCTTGATTCTTTAGTAAATCTACTTCTAGAATCTTTTGGCGGATTAAAGTTGTCATCTTTTTTAATAGCTTTCGATGCACCCGAAGAAGTTTCTTTAATTTTATGTACCTGATCTTTATATGTTTTATATTCAAAATACAATACATAAGCATAAGAATCATCTTCATTATCTTGTCCCGCGTAAGATTTATTATATAACTTAGCATTAGTACCTTGCCCTTCTACATCTCTTCTTATATCTTCATCTGTTAAATCAGGATATTGCTTTTTTAAATCTACTACAGATACTTTTCTAATTTCTCCTACATAATATATATCATCAAAATGTGGCGACTCTGTATATGAATAAACTAAATCAGCTGGGTCTACATATTTAATATTTATACCTTCTGATGTTGTAAACTCATTTTTAACAGCACCCATTCCAATAACAGTTATATCATAATCCAGTCTTTTCTTTATTAACTCATATTTGTTGTGGTCAAATACATTATTAATTGCTTCTTCTTCTGCAATTTCAATAGAATCTTTATAATCTAATTGCATATGTAA